CAAACGGAGTCTTAGTGGTCGCCGACAGGAAAGGACCAACCCAACCCATGTCACGAGAGATAATGTCGGGCTCGTTCCGAACCAACTGAGCGTCGGGGAAGAGAACTTCGATGTTGTCAATGCCATAAGTCGCAGCATGTTCCATGTTGGCCACATAAGCGCCAAAGGTCTCACGAAGCGAATAGCCGCTGTTGAGGCCGTTGCCCTTCGCCTGAGCCAAAATTTCCTGCATCTCGGCATGCTGAAGAGTGGCTTTGGTCTCGGTCGTCTGGGTGTTGTCAAACACATTTTTCTGCATGTTAGATTCTCCTTTTGTTTGAGTGATGTCAGAGTGTTCTGCCTTGGAATCGAGTAACTCTGCGATGATAGCCGCAACAGCAACCTGCTGTTTCTCAGAGAGGGTTTCCCATATGTCTCCAACCGTTTCGTCTTCAGCATGCTCCAACCCAGGAGTATCGCCGTGACTCATGGCGGCTGTCATCATAGAATAGAATGCCTGCTGCTGTTCCTCGGGCAAATCTTTAAACTGACGTTCGACGTTAAACGCCTGATCAGCCGCGTTAAGCATGGAATAAATAACCTGGCGTTGCTGCGGAGTCATCTTATCAAAGAGACTCTGCACATCGTCGTAGGTATCTGCATGCTCCATTTTCTGATCCGCCACAACATGGGCGATCATAACATTAAGCGCAGTTCGCTGTTGCGGGTTTAATGTCTCGATGATCTCACCAACAGTTTTACCCTCTTCAGCAGCGTGTGCTACAACAGAACCCTCGTCAGTAGTTTCGTTGATGGAACCGAGTAAAATATACGACGCTTCCTGCTGTTCATGGGTAAAGGTATCCCAAATAGCAGCAACGGTCAACTTGTCGTTCGGTGATTCTGGATCAGCGTGTTCTACATGAGGGGTTGCTGCGGGTTCCGGTTCAGGATCCGTATGCGCCAAAGACTCAATGTCACCACCACAGAAAATATCCGCGGTTTCATCATCATACTGGCTCATGCCGTCCCGTTCAATTAGTACGTTCTCAATCCTTGCTCCGCGATTGGCACCTGAAACAACAAGACTGATCTCACGGATGTCGCCATGAACAACGCAAGTCCCATTTTGACGAAGTTGGTTGGCTGAAACGGAAAGACATTTAATGTCGCCATGCTGGACAAGTGCGAGCGCCTGTTTTCCATGTGTTGCGTTGGGATTGATGTAACCGTGAGCATACACACCGATCCCATCACGATGCTCAAGGACCACATGCCCCACAACACTGTCGATGTCGCTAACATTGTGGTGATAGAGGAGTGGAACTTCTTTACCGTCGTAATGCTTAAATGCATCGGGCAAGATAGTCCGACCGTCAGTGCACACAATGCCGTATTTGGTTGCGAATCCAGAGAAGTCCGCCTTCCGCGGAGGAGTTTTTTCCGGCATTACTCTGCCTCCTTATCAGTAACTATGGTTTCGGTAACATTCTCGTCAGTTGTCGGGGGATTGAGGTTCTTGTTTCTCAACGCATCTGCATCCGGATCAGCAGAAGGCTCGAGGCCTATGACCGCACGGACTTCGTTGGTAGACATGATCGCATTCCTCGTAAACTTATCGGCAATCTCGGAAAGTGCAGACGCTGTCGTGAAGCTAAACGGATCAGTAAAGTACATGATCCGACCACCCTGAGAGATCGAAGTGGTGCTCAGGAACTTCCGCGTGTATTCCTCGGTAAATGCCAACAGAGTCGGCCCAAGGATTCTCGCGGTGTAGTTCTTCATCGTGGCTTCATCTGCGGTTCCGTCAAGAATACTTTGGGTCATGCCGTATTGACCGAAAGCTTTGAGCGTCAAATCCTGAATCTGTGCTAAGAGATTGTTCTCAGCAGGACGATTCAGCTGCGTAATCCGCTCTGTCGCTCCGGTATAGGCAATACCAAATTCACTATTCTTTAACTGTTCAATAATATCGTTCTTTCTTGCTTCTGCTTCTCTGCGTTTGACCTCACGACCAATGTCATAAGGGAGCTGAATCAAGATGTCAAGTTTGCTCGAGCCGTTAAGCTCGTCTATTCTATCCAACAGTTTCAACTTCCTGATAAGCCGATTCAAAGTGCTATTTGGCTCGTTCATGATGTTGTACCATGGATTCTGAACAATCGCTATTGCAGTCTTCTTAAACGGAAGTGTAACTCGTTTACCGTCAAGAGGATTGTATAGTTTTACATCGACCTCGTCGGGACGCCAACCGACAATCTTACCAACGCGAAGTTCTCTGACATTCCATGCCTCAGAACCAGCCTCAGGATCGTCATCGGTGATAGTCGGAACAACAGCAACAACACCTTCATCAAACATAGACATGATGGCATCTTGCATGAGTGCCCGACCGGTTTGATCAAGGTTTGCGCTAATGGTGAGAGCACGATTCAGAGAATCATCCACACCATCTGTAAATCGACCATCGTCTCCAACCATGACATGACGCAGATTAATCATCGACGCATCAATGGCAATTCTGGTCAAAATTGAGTTGGCAATGCTTTTCTCACTTCCACCACTCAGAAGAGTTCTTTGTGGATTCCGCACCTCTGTTACAGAACCCGTGTATGCGTACGTCATGTCTTCCTTTTCTCGAAAGGCATTCCATGCGCTGGTCCATCGTTCTCGAAGCGTCAAATATCCACACCTCCTGTGTCGCTATGAACAACGCGAGTCCATAAATCCTTAAATTGGATCTGTGCAGCTCTACCAGCCATCTTTTGTTGACCAGCTTGTACTCTCATAACCCGTTGAATATCCAATTCGTTTCCTTTTGCATATTCTTGCTTGGCTACTTGCCTAAGAGAAGACGCTCGATCAAATATAATGATCGGTGACTGCGCAATTCCTTTACGACGATCGTTGTCATCTATAACCGCGTTGTAACCTTTGGCTTGGATTTTGGCCTGATATGCGTTGCGAAGGGTTTTGTCTTGAGCAACGCCAAGATTAAACATATCAAATGCCATACGTTGCTGAGACCCCCTTTTTACCGGGATTTTCGAGGTATTTGAGCACATCGTCGCTTATATCTCCACGATCCTTCAAATATGATTGAAGTTGTCTCTTAAACGCGGGATCTTTATCGAGCAATTCAACCATAGTATCCACACGTTTTTTAATCGATGGTGAAACAATCTCCTGTGCTGCTTCGTACTTCAGTCCATACGTCTGATCTACAAGACCTAAAATCCAATCAGCATTCCGTGCATAATTCTTAGAATCTTCCGGAACATGCGAAAAGAATGCAGAACCTTCTTCGCGTTCATCAGGGCGAGTCGTTACACGTTCGATAGTTGTGCCTTTCTTAAGCACAACGTCCTTGCTCCGCTCTCTATCGTCGGCCACATAGGCCGCAGCGACAGCTGCAGCAGCCCCAGCAGCGGCTATACCGATGCCAGAGGCAGCAATAATTGTGTTTCTTCGTTTTGCTTCTCTGTAGGCAGCAACATCAGGATTCAATCCCTTCGAAATAGCGTGTTCAATCCTGGCCGCCCCACCTTTACCGAATTCTTTTGTGTTCCGCGCAACTCTGGCTTGACCAGCTTGTGTCTTGCTGGCTTCTTCAACAGCTGCACGCCGTTCGGCTCTTCGAGTTTGACGTCTGTTCCGAGTTTCTTCATTCCAAACGCCCCATTTCATCCCCAGGACACCGTAGTGTTCGAGGGATTCTCCGCGAAAGAGCACAACAGCATTCGACAGGATGAACACCTCCTTAATCAAACTGATCCTTGTTGCTCTTAAATGCTACAATACAGTCAATTAACGAGGAAACCACGTCAATCTTCTGATCCGATCGCATCTTTACAAGTTTTCTTCCACCATTGGTATCTTCAAGAGTCACAGCATTACCCATGCAGAACATCGTAATGCCCTCATCGAAGACCAACGCCTTTTGTTCGGTAAGTATCTTGATTTCACCGAGCGGTACGGTTTCTGTTTTAGTTCCTTGCAGAACTTTCACGATTCCATATGGTCCGTTTGACGCTGCCCAAGTCTTGACAAATTCAACAGCGTTGTATGGGTCATACCCCATAGCACGAACCTCATACCCCATGAAGTCAATATACTTCTCAAGGTCATCATAGACTTGAGCCATATCGAGTATAGCCCCCTCCATGATAACCAAACTGCCTTCCTGCATAAACTCCTCGTATTTGACCCGCATAGCGGTTGGAAGTTTTGCAAGGGTGTACGACGTGATGTAACATCTGGCCTTGAATCCGAATTCACCCATTCGAGGGCGGTTCGGAAACAGAAAGCCAAACGCACAGAAGTCATCACCACGCGAAAGGTCTGCTCCCATTGCACAGGGCAATTGTCTGAAGTCCAAACAGGGAGGACCCATTTCGCCAATTGCGGGGCTGAAATTCACAGGAAGTGTTTCTTCATACGTAAAGTAGTAAGTAAAGCCTTCCATAGGAATCCCAAACCGTTTTGCCAAAATATCGTTCCGGGCAGAGGGAACTTTCTCAGCTCTCTCTACATCATCATGATAAGTTTCGTATTTGACGGTCAGTCCAAGATTCGGATTTGCTTTAATCCACATACTCGGATCGCCGACTTCTGAAATATCGTCGAGTCGATAGTACCAAATCGAAACGTGACGCGCGTCGTATTCGCCTCGAAGAATGGACAACAGTTCCATTTTGATTGAGTCGCCTGCGCTGTTTCGGATGGTACCCTCTGAGGATGTCGCGACAATCACATAGTCTTCCAGTTTGCTTGCGCCTTGCTCGATTGCGCCAATAACGTCTTCGCGAGTATCTGTCGAAAGCCATTCATCAACGGTCGCGACCTTGGTGCGGAGCCCCTGAAGTTTTGTGATTGCCATCGGTCGGATCTCGACAATAGATCCAGTGATAAAGTTCTCAATCCCCTTCTTTGTCGAGGCCAACTTCACACGATTCGCTTTGTTTCCAGTTGTGTTCTGAAGAGAACCTTCTGTTAGGAACTGAAAGACGGGGCCACGAGCTCGAGCCACAGCGGTACGAATTGGGCTTAAAACCTCTTCGGCTTGTTTCATGGTTGGCGCTGTAGTAATCTGATGTGTCGTTGATGGGTCGATGTTGAGAAAGTAGGATTGAATGCAGGACGCATACATAGATTTGGCGGCGCCCCGAGCAACGATGAGGTATTGCTTATTGATGAGCCGTTTCTTGATGACCTTGGTGACATACTGACCGCCATGACCATCAGGACCCGGCACATACACTTGTCGTTCGATGAATTCAAACCATCCGAAGATCGACTCCGCCCAAAGCTTGAACGAGTCTAGCAACGTGATGTCTGAACCATCTGTCAGTGTGCATTCCCCTTCACAGTATTGAATGAAGCCATCAATCGCTTCATCGTCATAGTAGTAATAGGGGCTTGCTATCAATGCATCAATACGATGCATCTCCATGATAATCTCTTGGCACACAGGAAGTCCAGCCAGTACCTCAGCTCGGAATCTGCCGTAATACTTTGGAACGGCCGTGTTGCTGAGCATTTAGAGAACCTCCTTAACGAAAACCAAGAGGACCGCGTCGCGCTTGCTGTTCTTTTTTCCACGCAAGATCCCACTGCTTTTCTGTTGTAACTTTTGCCTCGGCGGCAGCCCTTGCTGCTTGAACGCCTTTTTCAACGGTTAATGGAGATATCTTTAAAACTTTAGCAATCGATTGCATACCGGGATTTCCAAGCGCGTTATCTAGGGTTACCGCGAGATTTATACCAGTTGAAATTGTGCTTAAAACTTTAGAAACTTTTTCGCTTTTTGCCTGGGAAGCGTAGGCCATATCTTTCTGAACACCGATCAGAGCACGAAGTTTCTGGATTTCGAAGTCTTTTAAAGGCTTTCCAGAAGCCATCTTTTCAGTAAGAGCTCTATGATCAGCAGCTGCGCGTTCTGCAAGAGCACGCGTCTCAGAACGCACTTGATCCTTTGCTGTGGCTAAGGTTTCTCTGCGTGCTCTACGTTCCGCTTTACGAGCTTTCGTCTCTTCGTTCCAGACACCCCATTTCATTCCGAGGACACCGTAGTGTTCCAGATCGAGCCGATCTATGTTTTCGTGATTTACCTCGTCAGGCGATGCAACGGATACAAGCATCAGATAGAAATACAAAATTTGTTCTGGTGTAAGACCACGAGATATTGACACAAACTCCCGAGTAGTTTCTTTACTTATCGCTCCCGCCATCTCGATGGATCCAAGAAGCCCAAATATATCGTTCTTTTGTTCGCCACTAAACGACTCCCAAATGGCTTTTGGATCTATCTTTTCTCCGGATTCATCCGCGTGTTTCATATCCAGACCGGCCATGGCTAATGAAAAAGTGTTATTCATTATCAATTTCTCGGACAACGCTCTTTCAGCCAACTGCTTGTTAAGCTTAACTTCGGTGTTCAGTTTTGGGGCAGGGTCATCAAATGATTTCTTCAGAATATCGCCAACGTCCATGTTAAGCTTAGGCACAGACTTTGCAGCACTGAGTTGCGGAGTAGTAGAAAACGATTGTCCAGATAATACAGCAGAAACAGAACCGGTTTTCGACTTCAGTACGTAACTAACTACAGCGGCAATAGCCGCAGCTGACGCAACGCCGATCGCAGCACCAACGACAATCTTCTTTTTCTGTTCCGGTGTCAGACGTTTCTTCTCTGATTCTTGCTGACCGCCCTTAGGCCCATCTTCGGGGTCATCTTCATTACGAACACCCCACTTCATTCCGAGGACGCCGTAGTGCTCCATAGAAACTTCGCCAGAATAGAGGGTAATTACTGCCATTTTGAATTCCCTCCTTAATTCTCAGCGATCGGTTTAGTCCCCACGGCCACAAGAACGTTCTTAACACGAACTTGACCAGCTCTAGCTTTATCGAAGTCAGACTGCTCAAACTCAGACGGATCCATGAACGGAGCAAAGAGTGCCGACACGGCCCAGAGTTGCTCTTCGGTCAATGTCTTCATGACTTCTTCGACAGTCTTCCCAGAACCTTCGGCATGTTCGGCTTCTTCGGTTTCCGGCTCTCCAAGACTTTCACGCATGACCTGGGCGAGGAGAATTGAGACAGCGTTCTGCTGGTCGGCGTTCAAAGTATCAAGAATCTCTTCTGCAGTCTTTTCGTTGTCCGCATGCAGCATGCGACGACGCGAAGTGCTTGTGATGTCGTACCGCTGAGCGAAAGAATCATAAACAAGGTTTGCACCTTTGTTCTCCTGCAACTGACTAATTGTTTCGCCAGTATGAACTTTTGCCTGGTAATTCTTCGCCATAAGCGCTGCTCGTTTGCTCC